TTTAACGTGCGCTCGCCTAGGGCTGAGGAGTGGCTGCGCAACTGGTCGTCAACCCGCATTGTCGAGATTGCCGACGAGACTCGGGAGGTTGTGCGGTCTGTGCTGACGGCGAACCTGGCGGAAGGCGTCGGACCGCGTACAGCCGCGCTCGATCTGGTGGGCCGGATTGATCCTGTGACCAAGCAGAGGACGGGCGGGTTTATTGGATTGACATCGAATCAGGCGGAGTGGGTGCGCAATGCCAGAAGGGAGCTGGAGACGTTAGACCCGAACTATCTAACAAGGCAGCGTAGAGACAGGCGGCTAGATGGTGCATTTAAAAAGGCCATGGATTCTGGCAAACCGTTAAAGGCAAAGCAAATTGACGCAGCTGTTAGCCGTTACCAAGCCAGTGTCCTGAATTACCGGGCCAAAACCATCGCCCGCACTGAGAGCATTAACGCCTTGAGAGCTGGGCAAGACGAGGCGATACGGCAGGCGGTCGAAACCGGAGAGCTTGAACGGGAGTTTGCCACCAAGGTCTGGGACGCAAGTGGCGACGCGCGAACGCGACCAACGCACGCGGCCGCCGACGGGCAGGAGATGCCGATTGACCAGCCTTTCACGGTTGGCGGCTATCAGCTTATGCGGCCAGGGGATAGCAGCCTGGGCGCCCCGGCGGGCGAAACGATACAATGCCGTTGCGTAGTACGCTACAAGATGAACTTTGCGGGGCAGGCGGCTAAGACTATAAGGGGGTTTGGCTGATGGCCCTTTCAAGATTCGAGCGACAGGTGCTGGCATGGCAGCGCAAAGCCGAGGCGGCCATGGAGGCGACTCTTAAAGAAGCCGCACAAGACCTGACGATGCAGGCCAATGAGAGCCGGTTCAAAACGGGAAATACGCCGATTGATACAGGCTTCTTGCGTAACAGCTTCACGGGCGCAGTGAACTCTATCCCGTCCGGCGAGGACACCGCGCCAAAGGGTTACAAAAACACAGACTTTGATGCGGGCCCCGCACTGCTGGCAATCAACAGCGTTAAGATTGGTGACAGGCTGGTGCTCGGATGGACGGCCAATTATGCGATCTACATGGAGGCGCGCTACTCTTTCATGCGGCGGGCCGCACAAAACTGGGACATCATAGCGGCTAATGCCGCACGACGGGTTAGGAGGGCGATTAAGTGACCCCCACAAACAACCAAATCTACATGGCCGCCATCACGCGGCTGAACAACGCAGCGCTCGGCTACCCCATCTCATGGCCGGGCTTCAACTTCACGCCCCCATCATCTGGCGTGTGGCTGGAGGTGTCGTTTTTCCCGAATGAAGGTATCGACAACGGCTTGCGCTACTCCGACACAGTGGTTCCCCGTGGCATCTTGCAGGTGGCATGCGTTAACCGCCCTGGCGCTGGCCTTGAGGCCGTTCACGCGGCGGCGGATCAGATCCGGGCGCTGTATGCCAAGGGCACTGGCTTGATTGGTAGCGTGCGCGTCATCCGTGAGCCATACGATATGGAGCTTGAGACCGAGGGTGATCGGTTGATGGTGGTTGTTTCTGTGGAGTATTCGGGGTAAGCTGCATCTGGACTCGTCGAGATGACGCTCCGCCTCTCTCCCTACCCCGCTTTGTGCGGGGTTTTTTGTTTCAACTCAAAACTAGGGTATACTGAGACAAGGCTGTACCTAGGCAGCTTCTCGTCGAGATGACGATATTTTCCCAACGTTGGAGGTATAACCATGGCGGTTATCACAAGTACTGGAATTACCCTTTCTATTGCTGCGGGCGCACCCGCGACCCTCGATAAACTCGGCTACGAAGCCCTTGCATTTGTTGAGGTTGGTGAAGTTACCGACCTCGGCGAATACGGGCCAAACGTCGAAGTTGTCACCCACAACCCACTAAAGACCGGCGTAACCCAGAAGCTTCCAGGGTTTATAAATTATGGCAGCCAGACCATTGCTCTTGGCTGGGACGTTGCTGATGCAGGGCAGACCCTGTTGAGCGATGCAGCCAATAATCCGGCGGCCGCTGGCGAGCATTCGGTGAAAGTTCAGTACGCAGACGGTTCCATTGATTACTACGTTGGACGTGTATTCAGCTACACCAAAGCTCCTGGATCTGCTAACAGCGTTGTTGGCTCGAACGTGAACTTTGAGATCAACACGCCTGTCCTGAACGTTCCGGCACCTTAACCCCAAATTGACCGGCTAGCCCGCAAGCGAAAGGCGGCCTCATCCACCGCTTGCCGGTCATCTTTCCGGATGCATAGCGAGGCATGATATGATCAACATTTTGAAGCAATTTGATACCGTTTCCGCGTCCGAAGAAGGTGCATGGCTGCACCTGTGCTCACCCGGCACCGACGAGCGCGTATACAACGGCAAGAACAAGCCCCTGCGCATCAAGCTTAAAGGCCCCGATTGCGATGCGTGGACGTCGTTCCAGCGCAAAGCCATGAAAGGCCAGGGGAAAAAAGACGACCGAAGTCTGGAAGACGTAGCACTGGAAGATAGCAAACTCTTTGCCAAGATGACCCTGGCGTGGGAAAACATGCCCGCCGAGGTTGGCGAATGCAACTACGAAAACGCCATTAAGCTGTACCTGAACTACAAAGACATCCGCATGCAAGCCCTGCGGTTTGTAGTGGCGCAGGAAAATTTTACGCAGAAGCTGCCGACAGACTAAAGCTCTGGGCAGCGCAACTCGGATGGATGCACAGCGTACCGGAGCGCAAGCGCAAGGATGACAGGCGCACCCGGTACGAGCAGTACGGCCCAGATCACCCCTATACGGCCATGCCGGAGCTTGACGAGCACGAGTATCTGGCCGGGCTGTTTATTGACACCGGCATGGCCGCGCCCGCAGGGATGGGTGGGCAGGTGGCGCTGAGCTGGGCAGAGTTGCAGGCGTTCGACCATTGCGGACGCTTGCAGTTAACCGGCTGGGAGCTGTCCCGCCTTATGGACATGTCCCGCGCCTACTGCCAGTGGCTGGCAAAGGGCGGCAAGCAGGGAGACATCGCGGATGACGTGCCCTATATCGACCGCACGCGGAGCGCAACCGGCTACCTACTCAGGCAGCGTGACGCAAGCGCAGCAAACCGTGATAAACTAGAGTAAAGCAACGTCGGGAGACTGTCGCATATGGCCGCAACGATGGCGGAACTGGGCTTTAACATCGACTCGTCACCGATGCGGCGGGCGTCTGCCGAGTTGACCCGAATGAGCGGGGCGGCGGGGAAGGCTGAGAGGTCTACTCGCCAACTGACCACGGCCACGGACGCGGCAAGGCGTGCCGTTACCGGACTGGTAGCGGCCCTTTCGGCGCGCGAGGTCATCCAGTACGCCGATACCTGGCAAAACGTCGCTAACCAGCTCAGGCAGGTCACTAGCGGCACGCGTGAGCTTGAGGCCATACAGGCGCGACTGGTTAATGTTGCAAAGGACACCCGCTCGAATTTTGACGCCACGGCCAACCTGTATGCGCGCCTTGCCCGCTCGACAACTGAGTTGGGGCTATCCACCGAAGACCTGATTGGTCTGACAACTACCATCAACCAGTCGTTTGCCGTGTCTGGTGCGAGTGCCTCTGAGGCCGCCGCAGCTATCACGCAGCTCTCCCAGGGTTTGGCCGCTGGTGCATTGCGGGGTGACGAGTTTAACTCGGTCTCCGAACAAGCCCCGGCGCTCATGCGCGCCATTGCCGACAGCCTGAACATGACCATTGGAGAATTGCGGGCCTTTGCAGCCGAGGGCGGCATCACCGCAGAGATTGTGGTAAACGCGCTGCGCGGCGCGGCTGAAGAGATTGACACCAACTTTAACAAGACTGTGGCGACGTTCGGGCAGAATCTGGAGATTGCCAGAACCAATATGCTGCAATTTATTGGCAGCTCTGACGGCATTAACTCTGCGGTTTCTGGCGTTGGCGAGGCTATTGTCTGGGCTTCTGAACGCTTAATTGATTTTGGCGACATTCTTCCCGCGATGGCTTCACAATGGTCAGTTTGGGCGGGCGATGTCAGAACAACGCTTAACATTGTTGGTGAAATGTTCGCGGCCTCTGGAAATGACATTCAGGGTATGTGGTCTGATACTGTCGGATTCCTCGGCGACGCATTCCTGAATTTTCCAGCCAATGTCCGCGCATTAATTCAGATAGCGACGGTTGAGGTGGCCGCGTTCGTTGATAAAGCTGGGGCCTATGCGTCAGCCATTGCGCAGTACCTTGACCCTCGAAACTGGTTTGACGATGACGCGCAGACCGCCATAAGGAATCAGCTCTCAGCCGCAATTGACGGGGCAAACCAAGCCAGGCTTGACTCCATATCAACAATTTTGGCAGAGCGTGACGCTATCGTTAATGTAAGCGCAGACATTCTTGAAGCCCAACAGCTTGCTAGAGAATCATTTGACATTCAGACGCAGTCTTTGCAGACGATGATGAACACCGCCAAGACTGGGTCTGAAGAGCTTGAAAAGCTGGCCAAAGCGGTTGCCAAAATCCGAGATGAGGTAGACCCACTCGGCGCAGAGTTCGCCACGCTAAACCGCCAGATCAACACTCTGATGGAGGCTTCAGCGGCGGGCATCATTAGTCCGGAGATGCGTGACAAGCTCATCAAGGGGCTTGTTGAGGCCATGGCGGAAGCAGGCGAGGATTCCGCCGAAGCGTTCGTCAACCCCTGGCAAACTGCCGCCGACAACGTAGCCAACAGCCTACAAGACGCCATTGCATCCGGCGACTGGGACAAGATCGGCGACGTGATCGGCAATACACTGGCAACGTCCATCGCGGGCATCGTCAACAAGACCATCACCGACAGCCTGGCCAAAGACCTGACCGCTAACAGCTCCGCGCTGGCCCAGATCGGCGGGGCATTCGCCGGCCCCATTGCCGGGGCGGTCGCTGGCGGCGCGATTCAGTTGGCCGTGTCCGAACTGTCCGACTACTTCAGCGATGACTGGGATCCGACCGCAGCCCGGCAGGCAGCCCAG